TAATTTGGCCCCCAAATGAGGATGATCTTTACCATTTAATTCACCCATAAATCGTTGTATACTTGGATCTATATTATTTTCAAATCTAGATATATTATTTGAATTTAATCCCATTTCCTCAGCTATAAACAAAACATAAACAGTCCATCTTACAATATCAGACCATTGTTGATCTCCATATTTTACTACTGGGCCAAGAGGTTCTTTTGAAATAATTTCCGGAAGAATCACATGTTGTTCGGGATTTTTAAAACCAATTCTATTAGATGCTAAACCAGAACGATCCGTGCCATACATATCACATTTACGATCTAAGTAATAATCCTTAGATTTTTCTCCAACTGGCACCACAACTGGAACATAATTAAGAAAATGTTTTGTAAAAAAATCCTTAGTATTTTTCGCGGCAGTTCCTGTTGAACTATAACATATTCTTGCACCATCCATTTGCTTTGCAGATGATACACCAAGAGTCTTTCGAACAATAAATCCTTGTCCATCATAATATGTAGTAGGCATGAACTCTAATTTTTTAAGAACATTTCTAGTATATGTGTATGTAACAGTAGCCGATACAACATCAACTGTTCCATCTATTAGATAGCTAAATCTTGTTTTACCATCTATTATTTCATATTCAACCTTTTCCTTATCTCCGAATACTGCAGTAGCAATTGCCCTACAAATATCTATATCAAAGCCCCGAAATTGTAATGAACCCATTTCTTCATCCCAAAGTTCTTCTCCAAAACCTGGCATAGAATCTTTGGCGCCACATATTATATGACCACGTTCTTTTACTCTTTTAAACGTTGATCCATATGTTGGAATATATTCTATATTTTCTATTTTGCTAACTACTACGCCGGTACGATCATGAGGAGTTTCTGCTGCTTTACCGGGATATGCTGTTATAACTAAAAATATTAAAATTGCAAAAAGTTTGCCAATCATGATCATTGTAAAGTCCTATAAATTGCCAAGAGTTCAGCATCTGGTATAGGTTGCGGCATTGTATAATATCGTTGATGTCCTACAGACATAAATGATTTTATATCTGAAAAACTAGGATACTTCGTTAAGAGATTATGAAGAAGATAATCAGGGCTCAAGTGACAAGTTGCACATTGATTATCTCTTGAAAATACTCTGGTGGATTTCTTGAATCTTTCTGATTGTACTAATACAGAATTAAGATCCTTTTCCATCCATGTAACCTTCTCAGTAATGTCTGGTATTACTAAGAAAATCAAATACGCAAGTAATCCTATTATAGTGTATATGAATATTCTGCTTGATGCAACTAAATTTTTAGTTTCTATTTCTATGGCTTTTACTGGTTCCAATTCCATTACATCAACATGTTCGTCCGCAACTTCTTTAGGAGCAGTAGTTTGTTTAGGTTTTGTCGCCATTATACTCCTTTCTTCACTGCTTCATTTAATTTTTTAGTGATTTGTGATGTAAACCACTTCAAAACAATTGGAATGCTTATATTAGAAGTCAAACCAAACATATATCCTACTGGAAATCTATAGGTATTAAATGGAGCTAATTGAGGGACGTTTTCAAATACTAGCCATACTAAAATATAACCAGTAATCGACATACCCATGTTAATGAAAAGATCAAATACAATTAGAGGATACTTGCCCTGATATTTGTCTTTATTATCGTGTCTGTAATTGAATAGAAATATGAACAATGAGGAAAATAATATAATCCCAAACATTGTTAAATTTACCGCACTGAATAGCGATTCCACGCTTACCCCTCCTTAGATTTCTGTTTCAGCATCTTCTGAAGATCAGCTGTGCTCCCTACAAATAGTGCGTTAGTAACATTTTGAGGTGACCTTACGACTTCATCTGACATGCTTTTTTTTGTTTTATGTAATCCCATTAATTCTTTATTTGCATTTGTTAACTTATCAACTAACTGACCTACTACTTCGTATGCTCTCGGGTGTTCTGTTTCCCTAGCTACTTCAAGTAAGCCCTCCATGGCGTCAGACCCTCTCTCTATTACATTATATATATTTTCTCGCGCATACTGAAAATCAGTATCCATTCCATCATCACCATTTACTTCTGGTGTTTTATATACAACAGGTTCATTTTTAGATGTTGGCGCAATCTCAAATACCTCATCTAATTTTGTATCAACCGTTTTAGGGTCAACCTGCTTATCAATATTTTCAATAGTTTCCATTTTATCTTTAATCATTTGTTTGAATTACCGAATGCGTTTATATCTAATGTACCGCCCATTGTATCAGTACCTGTAGCTGGATCCCATTCAAGACCTTCTGCAAAGAAATCTCTTGTTTCTGTTGGTTCATAATAATCATCGCCAGCTGGTACATCTATAGGTATTTTAGATGTAAATCTTGATTTTACTAATGTTGCATTAATATCTGTTCTGGTTGTTTCTAATAACATTTTGGAATCATCTTCATTTAATATTTCATCCCTACCTTTTCCAAACCCTGTATCTGATTCTAATAAAATTCTTTCGGCGTCTACCGAGCCAGGATCTCTATACGGCATTATATGAAAATTGATAATTGATGTACGTATTAATGCTGTTGCCTGATCATCACTACCGTCGCCAAATCCTTTACCTTTAATATTTGGATAAAGAAAACCTTTAACTGTAAAATCTAATGTCCAAACTATTGCTCTTCGTGTTTGATAATCACCTTCATATGAATCTTCAATATTAACACCATTTAAAATAATAGGAACATCTAACTTAATTCCCATTGTTGGAAGTGCATTTATAGTTACCGTAAAATCGGGTTGAAAAAACGGAACTATTTGTTCAACTATTTGTGTTCCGTCATCTGCATTTTTTACAAATATTGATAATGTAAAAGAATAATCATATGGTACTGGGCTTTTAACCACTCCAATTTGACCCTTCCACATTGATTTTTGTTGGTTAAGGGGATGCAACATTCTCTCGGGACTGTATGACATGGAAGTCATCTCGAAGCCCATCCTCGGCAGTTGCATCCCCACCTTTTTATCTAGATTAGCATCGCCCGTAATTCTGGTCATAAATTTTTGTTTCGGACCGTATGCTAAGGGAACTTTCAATGTTTCAACAACTTCATCAGAATTATTCTTGCGCTTTAAATAGATGTCGTTAAAAATGGTTCCAAATATAGAAACATATTTTCTTGTTAATCCGTGATACCAATATTGTCCTAACATTAAAAACTTCCTTCACTAAATGGATTTCCTTCACTAAAATCTATAATACCATCTGCTGTTGTCTGTATTGTTTTATTATTAGCAGTACTATCACCTGCAAACTCCGTTGCAGTTGCACCTAAATTAGCTGTCGTACCTGAAGTGCCACCTGTAATTTGTTCCGTTGCACTAAACGTTCCAACAATATTTGTTAATCTTATAATGCTATCTGAACCTGAAGTTGATGTTTGTAATACTTCTGCCGTTGCCCCTGAAAGAGTTCCTGTAACAGTTTCATCAGTTGTAAAAACACCCGAATTAGATGAATATACATACTCTATTGAATAGGCATTATCAACTTCTACTTTATCTATTGCTGATATACCAGTATCAATATCTTCATCACTATACTCAAATAATTCGCAAGATAAATCATAAACAGGAAGTTTTCCCATTTGATAGAAAACAGCCTGATGCTCAACAAATTGTATTTCAAATAACTTGCTTGTTAGAGGCATCCAAATTAAATCCCCTTCTAAAGGTCTATCAGATATTCCTTGTCCATCCCAAGTACGTCTCGCAACGGTAAATGTTATTTGTTCTCTAATTTCTAATCCAAATCTACCAACAAATGCGCCTTCACCTTCAAATCCATCAGTATTCTTAATATACATTTCTATAGGATAAGCTGATTCAAAAGATGAAGTTGGATCTTCACCATATATGTTATCTACGTTATTTTTTGTTCTGGGCAAATAAGATACATCATGTCCAAAAATTTGAATAGACTCTACCATTAAATCCTGAAGAAGATTTTGTTCATTATTATGATCAAATTTTTGAAAATAATTACTCGTCGGCATCGTCGGCCTTTTTGTCTATCATTCTGATTCTAAGAATTGATTTTCCATTAATAGTAATATCACCCTTTTCATTCTCTCCGATATCTTTTACTTCTATTCTTCTATTTTTAAATTTTCCACCGAGAACGATGTCTCCAACTTCTATGGGCAGATTAATATCTTCATTAATAAATTCTTGAAATGTTTTCATCCAGCAATTTCCGAGTGTCTGGTATATTTTGCAATTAATTCAACCTGTTCAGGCCTAAGTCCTAGGCTCTGTAGTTGTTTTCTTTTCTTTTCCGTATCTGTTAGAGCTTTAGATCTAATATCAGCTTGTTGAGGTGCCGGTTTTTTCTTTTCTGGTTCCGAACACTTTGCTTTAAGATTCGGGTCCCTAGGACCACCAGGTATATCGCAAAATGCGGGTTTTTCCATAAAGGTTTTAAATTTTTTCATTTTATCCTACCATAAAGTCATCAGGTAACTGGTACTTCGAAAAGATTTCATCATCCAACATTTGTAATTCAGTTGTTGCATCATCAAAAATTTGTCTACCATTTAATGTAGTACCACCAGGTAATTGCATACCTTCATATTTTAATAGATTAGATCCCCATTGCCTTTTAAATAATGAAGATATATATTTTTTTAGCCAAAGATCATTATATGCATCGGACAATTCTTCTGGGTCTACAGATTTATAACATTCAAATAATAAGTATTTTCCAACAACTAATTC